AGTAATCTACGCCGACTTCAAAGGCTTCTTCAAGCCGAGCCTTAACAGTAAAGCCCATATGAGTGTTAAGTTTAACCGCTTTTTCTATGTTTGCGGGAACTAGACCGTATACACGGTTAACCCCCATAGAATTAAACATAAAATCAAAGCAACATTCTAAAAATTGATGCCGTAGGAGCAAAGGGGTGGTCATCATCAAATGGCATTGAACACTGTTCGCCGTCCAGTTATCCATGATACACGCACCGATTGTCTGGTTAGTGTCTAGGTCAACCGCCACTATGCCTGTGGTGTCTTCGCACCGCTTAATACCCACTTGCAAGTTACACCAGCCCCAATCACTAGGGCCGTCAAAAGTTCTAAGTTCAATATTCATGTCGTAGGGTTTCCTGCTGTTTAGCTCATTGGCCCGCCAGTATCGTATATTACGTCCCAGCCTAGTAGCCGTGTTCTGTACCTAGTTGTGCCTTTGGTGGCTACGGCGATATAACGCCCTGACCCCCAACTGCCTGTGAGTGTAGGGAATGTACGACTACTGTCTGACCCCCACACGTTTTCGTCCCATCGGCCTAAGTCCCAGATGCCAGCGGTTATGTTGTTGCTGGTCTGTAACTGGAAATCAGTACCTTCATCAAGATTAAAGTCATACCGCGCTTGTGAGCTATGCAGTGGGGCTTCGTTAGATAAAAAATCAGGACGGATAAACTTAACCCGTTTATACACGCCCGCCGACCCTAATGCTCGATATGATGTTAGCACTGAGAAGTCTATGCTCTCACCGTTTATGGCAGGGTTTACAGGGTTTATAAGTTGGTTATCCACGGACACGTCCATCCGCATAACCTTACCTTCGCTAGTGCCGAAAAACACTGAGTCTTTAAACTGCGTGAAACACTCCATAGGGACGCCACGCCAGATGCCCCAGCCTTGGGTGGCTATGTTGTAGTAATACTGTATTGGGGCTTCTGAGCCGACTGTAGGGGTGGCCAGTAGTAGTCCACCCTCAGTAGGCACCATAGACACCCCCCACCCGCGCAAGTCACGTTTAGCCTTCATGTCACTGCGGATAGCCGCCGCTATTTTGGCTGAGATAGTAGTGCCGTCCATAGCCGCTAAGAGCGCGTTAGTGTCCACCCCTTTCAGCAGGTCGTTCATGCTCACTATGCCGTAAGAGGACAGTAAAAGAAGCTCACCGCCTTGCTCTGTACCGAAACGAGGTGTGTTAGGTATCTCACCGATATACCAAATACCTTTCATACCCCAATCTTCGGCCTCTGGCCCTGAGCCAGTGTACATAATCACATCGCCCGCGTGACTTACCGCGACTAAAATGTCATCTACACCTGAACCGCCATCTACTGTCCAACTAAACAGTCCTTCTAATGTACCGCCGTGTTTGAACTTATCACCGAAGTATTGCGCCGTGACAGTGCCAGTGGTAGATAGAATATCGAGGTAATAGCCTACAGTGCTGTTCTTGACCGCGAACCAAATGTTGTTCTTATGCGACATAACGAACTTAACGTCAGCTTCGTTAATACCATCAACTAAACCTGTGTTAGTCCAGACGCCGCCGCTGTAGGAGTACAGACCGTTTACATTGTCTGCATAAAACAAAACATCGTTCTCGGCTTGGTCTACATAATGTGTAAACGTGCCGTACCCAGCGTCAGCAGCTTGGTCACTGAACACCACCAACTGCGTAGGTGCAGTATCGTAGGCGGTAACGTCCCAAATACCCTCATTATTGACGGCAAAAAGTTTGTCGCCTACGTTATTTTCTTCGGCTGAGTCGAACGGAATTAAGGTGTGAACACCGCTATTAGCGCCTGCATCAACGTCTAAAACCCACTCACGATAGCCCTCACGAACACGCATACCCAGCTCAAAAGGCATCATGTTATAGGTGTAGATACAGTGGATAGGGTCTTCTAGGTCGCCTAGTGATTTGCGAAGATCAACACCACCAATAGGCGCACGATAGCGGGCCACTTGGCTGTTCTGCTTTTGTGCATTACCTATAGAACCTCGGGCCCGCCCAATCATAGCCCGTAGCCTGTGTCGCCTACGTTATTCATGGATAAGTAAGGAAAACTACCCCTACCGCGCCCCACATTAAGAACGGGTGCGCCTTTATCGGTGCCAGTAAGGAATTTAAATATTTGGTTGTAGTCGTCCTGCGCCTTAGTCGTGTCAAAACCGCCAGCCTCAAGGTACTTAACCTTCAATGCGCGAGTGATTAACGTCTTATCGAACAGAGGTTTATCACTAGGCAATGTCACTTCTGACTTATAGACAGGGCGAGTAGGGTCAGTAGCCTCGTCCAACACCCAATTTATCGTGATGTACTCAAAACTAAGGTCTGTACCCGCGCTAGGTGGTGTCGGATAGACGTTAAACCTGTTTTGCGCGATACGGAAGCTAGTGTAAATGGTGCTAGATGCTAAATCACGGCCTCTTAATCGAGTCCATTCTGAGGCAGATAACGGGCCACCTAACTGAATCCGATTAGTGTTATCCCAAGCGGTTTGGTTAGTAATGTGACCAAAATCGTCAGGTAGCGCGTAGGCACCAATGTCACCTACTTGAGTGAGTATAGTGTGGCTACGCACTAACTCTTCCCAAGGGTATGCCTGCATCAACTCTTCACCTGCGGTATTCAGCAGGTATCGGAGCTGTACAAAGAACGGGTCTTGGCTTTCAAGTGGCGCAGCGACAGGTTGCATACCCACCTCGGCAGCTACTCGGTTGAGTATATCCGAAGCAATTACGTTAGTATTACCTGCCATTTTACACCTTTAGTTTGCGTTGTTAGGTTTACGCGAGCGAGTAGCGCGTTTAACTGGCGCTGGCACTTCTTCGGGGGTTTCACAAACGGCTGTCGGAGGAGCTACAGCCAATTTCGCTATTTGAGCTTTTAGTTCTTCAATTTCAGTTCGCATTTCAGACTTATCACGCTTATCGGCTTCGATTTCAGCGTTTTCTAACCATTTAAGGGCTTTTTCACGCAAACCATAGCCGCCTTTAAAGTTTTGAATATTAGTGTCGGCTACGGTAGATAGCTGCTCTACAGTTTTAACATTAATAAACGCTAACTCTTCGGCTTGAGTGCGGGAAATTACCGCCCACTCAGAAAGTGGAGTACCTTCTGTTGGTGGCTCAACACGCTTTTGGTAGGCTTCCCAATGTGCAGGGAAACGCTGTTTATCGGCGTGGGTAATAGGTCGGCAGGCTTGGGCATCACGTTGACCTGCAATACGGATTTCGATGTAGGTCTTCTCTTTAAAGATAGCGCGACCTTTAGCTTCGGATTCCAGCTTATTCTGCACTTCTTTAGTGAACATTTTTACCAAGAGGTTTTTATCGGCCTCATTAGTGTTAGAAAAGTCGTTATGGTTAAAATCAGCGGTTTGCATAGTCGTACCTTTTTTGTGTCGTAAGGATTAAAGTTAATGGTGTAAACAGTATATCACTATTCTAAGGCGCTACGGGCTGTGCAATAGTTGCCACGTAAGCAATCATTAAATTACCCTGCGCCTCGGTGGTTTCTATTGCGCCCATATATTCGTTATCGCCAATCTCTGTACTGATGTACTCGTACAGCTCTTGCCCTGTCCAATCTTCATACTGGAATAGGTTTATATTGGAATACACCAGAGTTAAATCACCAACCACTTCGCGCAATGTATCAGTAAAAAAAGCGTGTTCACCTGTGCCGACTTTCAGGTGATACGGGTTACGGTCAAACAGAGGCCCGAAGACCTCCTTATCACAGTTTTTATTTATGAACGTTCTGTGCTGTATGTTCATACGTTCGCGCCTGTTGCGTAGTCATATTCAATACCAGTCTCACCGACAAAGCCTGAGCCGTCGCCTTTTTCAGTTACTAGCAGTCTATCACTACCATCGATAGAGCCGTTCTCGAACATCAAGGCTGAGTCTACCGTAATAGAAACACCAGATACTGAGCCTCTTGTGCTTGCAGTTGTTCCGCTCACTTTAGTTGTGCCGCTTGCACCTGCAATACATTGGACTGTGTGTACCCCAGATGTTGATGGCACATTAACCGATGCGCCACCTTGTGCGCTAACTTTAAAACCACCTACATCAATACTATCTATAGTCAGTGTGATATTAACTGCCTGACCACTCACAAAAGCTATATTATTACCGATAGCAGAGTCATTACCCGCCGCTGATCTAGTATAACTACCATTGCCATTATAAACCCAGCCGCTCTCTATTTCAGATGCTGGGTCATCCCACAACTCTAGCGACTCAACGCCATCAGGCAGCTCATAAGGCAGGTTCTTATCCATTGGATAGTTAAACGTGTTGGCCGTATCTGCTGGGTCGATTAGCTTGATCGAAGAAATAATAGTTGGGGCAAATAGTGAATTCTGACTAAATCTAGCACCAAGTGTTTGCAGTCGATATGAACCTGAAAATGTCACTATAACCTTATTCAGCTCACCGACCACAGCAGCTACAGCCGCGTTGGATACTATCGCGCTGTTAAGCTCGATGGTTGCGGCGTTAGTGTTAAGAAGCCCGTTGTTTGCATTGGCGTATAAAAAGGCTCTATCTGTAGCATCAACGCCATCAAACAGAAAATAAGTGGTAGGGGCTGTATTACCTAGAAAAGTAATTTCCACTACTGGGTCAACACACACCCAAGGTGTCTCTCTTCGGAAGAACTTAGACTGCCCGTCCAACTGGGTGAAATAGCGCTGGATAATTGGTGGCCCGCTTGCGGCACTGCCTATGCTACCTGACTCTGTGTAACATATACCACCGCTATAGTGAGTAACGCCACTTGAACCAAGTGTTAAGTGACCGCTGGCACTGAACGGAGCTGCACCCCCACCGAAGCGGGTAGGTGGCTCTGAAAGTGTGCCCGCAAGTCTACCGCTGGCAGTAAACGGCAATCCTTGGTGGTAGTGCGAAATAGCGCCATCAATAGCTACCGCTAAAGTCCCATCACTTTCATACGGAAGGCCGTTAGCAAAGTGGTTAGGTAAGGTATCGCCGTCAGTGTATGACAGCGCACCTATTTTCTGCCCACTTATGGTACTAAGTAATAGGTACGACACCAGCAGTCCACCCTTGCGCTAGAGTTGTTAGTGTGGCGTTACCTGTAACAGTTACAGTGCCGTCTAGCGATGAGTCAGCTAGTTTTTCAGCGTAAGTAGGGAAGGTTCCTGCTTCCACAGGTTGATCGCCGACACCTGAAGTACCGCCAGAACTAGGCCAGTTAGCAGGGTCAGTGTGCCCTAGGCCACCTATTGCTTGGCTGTTCTGTGGTGTTCGAGCTGCTTCATGTTGGTCTTCAAGCGTGAATTGCGCTGGCGTACCGACCACGGCACCACCGCCGACATTAATGCCGATACCGCAAGCATTAGAGCCTGCATTGTTTGCGCCGTTACCGAAAGACGCATCAGGCACTTCACCTTCGCGAATAGTTTTTGCTGAACCGTCAACGTAATAGGTAGCTTCACCCATGTTAATTCTCCAAATTTACATAAAAATCAGGGGGCATAAGCCCCCCTAGAACCCCTACGACAAGGTTTACTGGTGTGGGGCGTGTAAACACCCCTCAACTGTTCTAACCGTTTGCGTCATAACGGCCAGAGAACTGACGACCTGAACAAGTCAAGTTACCTGCCCAACCAAGAATCTGCACTTCGGCATCTTGGTTAGTGGAGTAGCGGCGATTAGGAGACAAACTAACCATGTTACGGTCGGCGTGTGGGCGGTAGTGCATATACTTAGTGTTCAAGAAGAATGCAGTACCCGCTGGGGTGCCTGAACCGTTGTTGCCGTTGTAAATACCGCCATCTAAGCACACATCAGCGTCCATGAACTTCATGGTAGCGAAGCCCGCATCAGCAGAGCTGGTGTTAGTGAAACGCTGTTGCGCCTGTAGTGAGGCAATGTAGGCGTTCCAAACAGTAGTATCGGCCATGATAAGGTCTGGGCGGTCTTGACCACGAACAAGAGAAGCCCACAACTGGTTCCAGTAGCCTTGAATCTTAGTAGGGTCGAGGCCATCAGCAGCAGATTGGTCGCTAACAGCGTTCTGCCAGAAAGTGAAGGTGTTGCCGTCAATACCACCATAAGGTGCAGCAGTAGGGTCAACAGGCAGTGCGGCTTCAAGGCCATCAATCTGCTTACCACCAGCGGCAGAACCGTCAGAGTAAAGACCGCCAGTAATCAAGTTAGCCATTGTTGACTCGGCTACTTCAAGGCGCGACTCCATCAAGTCGATCATGCGCTCACGACCAGAGTTCTGTAGCTGCTCTAGGCCAGAGATAATCACAGGTACGGCTGCTTGCTTAATATCGTACTCGGCAGCGGAGATAACATCGCTCACGCCTACAGGTAACAGGTCATAGCCTGAGTACCAGCCAGCATTGCTGTTTTCAGCAAACGATAGCTCTTGCATGATCTTGGTGCCGCCAGAAAACGTCTTGATACGACCGTTTTTCTTGAGCTTGGATAGCAAGGCGTTGTTGTTGGTGACGTTATCGGCAATTTTGCGGGTACGACTTGCGATAGTAGTCGCTAGAATATCTGAAATATTTGCGTTTGCAAAAGACATTATAAGTTCCTCTACAGCGTTAGGCTGCATTAAAAGAGTTAAGTTAAGAGTACATATTCAACCTAACCATTCTAAGGAATCTTATAGCGCGGTGCTACCGTGGCTGGCCGCAAGACATAGAAAAGTCCGTGTTACCCCCGATTATATGCTCTATCGGGGGTAACGCAAGCATTAAATGCTGTTTTGACTGTCCCAACTGGCCGCTATCGTATCGCGCATCGACATACTCCCGCCGCCGCCGCCTGACCCGCCTCGCGTACCGTTTACACTGGACGCGGCTTGACGTTTAGCTGCCATGCTGTTGTTGCTACTGGTAAGCTGCGCGTGTTGCTGGCGCTCTTGCAGAACAGAGCTGATTTGAGGGTTAATAGCACAAGCTTTATCGTAGGCTTGCTGCACTGACATTTGCTGGCCTCTTGCTGCTGCCAACTCGATCATATCAGCCATATCATGTCGCACATCAGCTAAGAACTCAGCGTTCTGCCCGAAGTCTCGCACCTCGTTATTGGCTTGTTCTTGGCGCTGTTGTGCTTGTTGCTCTTGATAGGCGTTCTGTTGGCCCATCATAGCTTCAAACGGAGCCATGCGCTCGTTCAACTGCTGCTCAAATTGGTTCTGCTGCTGCATTTCTTGCGGTGGGGCTTGCCCGACTATCGCACTGTCTAGGGTGTTAATGTCCACACCGAAGTTACTGATTAGATCAGCCACGATCTGCGCTTTCTGGATAGGTGTACCCATGCGGAGGTTAGCCACAGTGTCAAACAGGTTGGCGGTAGTCTCCATAGGGTTATTGCCCATGACACCAGACAGCACTGCACCGTATTTATTAGCTAACTGACCGAAATCTTCATGGGTTTTACGCGCATCTGCGGTAGTTTGCAGCATTGTGTTGAGTTCTTTTTCGCGTGACACCACCTTGTCTTGCAAGTGGCGTGGTATTTTAGACCAATCTTCACGTTCTTTCGGCCCCCAGCCTACAGGTGCTTTAACGCTATCCCCGCTTACAGTGTCGGGGGTTGCTGTAGCCGCTTCATCCGTGGGGGCTGCTGCTTCTGGGGCAGGCTCACTTTCAGGCGTAGCTCCATCATCAAGGGTGCTGGTTGATTCTTCGGGCGTATCATCGCCCTCGGTATCCAATGTACTTTCGGACTCCAACTCATTGCTGATAACCTCTTGAGGTGTTTCATCAAAGTTTTCATCGTCAGCACTGTCTAGTGCCGCGTTTAAATCATCGCGCATACTGCTCATAATATTCTCGCCGTAGGTTAAGAGTGTCGGTTTATTGCTTGGTTAATATCAACTCGGCGTGTCTCTTTCAAGTGCCGATTACCTTTGTCCACGCGCTCATGTGCGCGG